GTTTACTCTTTACGAGTGGTGGGCGTTACCCATAGTAGAATTTTTACTTCGTCGCGGGTTAGCATCCGTAGCATCGACGCCAGCTCTGTGTGAGCGCACAGTATATAATGTGGAATTGCTCACTCCACCTCTCACTCGGTAGGGATCGCCTTGTGAGACGCATTAGATCCACTTCTGAAGGGAGCGCGATGGAGCTTAATGATATTCGCGCGCGAGCCGGGATTGAATTTCTCGGTCAGTATCGCAGCTCTAATCCTCTATGGAAAAGGGCAACGCGTAGTCTCAGTCAACCTGTTACCAAAGTGGCGAAGGACCGTACGGTTGAGCGCAAACTGGGTGACATGGCCTCGGGACTCGATGATAGGAGGCATAATCGAAGTGTCACAGCACCTGAATGGGTGGCGGAAGGACTCGCGAGGTATGGATGTCCAATCCACGCCGTTAAGCCCGATCTTCCGGTCTCCGAACACGAGTTCACCGTTTCAGAACTCGGAGCGTGCAGTTGCAGACGTGAACGACGAGCCAATTCAAGGCGCGCCGAACATGTTCGGAACGTACACACCGACTATGAAATCCCCGTCACAAGTGAGCCCTCCGATTTGGCAGACACCAGCGCAGCCAGAAGAGACTCACGTCGAAACAGGGTGTCCACAACAACACCACTGCCCGGTATGCTGGGATCTGATGATCCAAGCGATAATGCTCAGGACAGGCGAACTGCACTTCCCAGTGACGAGATTCGAAGTAAACCTCGTCTCAGAGCAGGCAGATCGTGGGATGCCAGGGCTTACCGGGACGCCTTTTCTGCGACACTCAGTGTTGCAGGTCAGGAAGACGGAGGGCGAGAGCCTTATTCATTGGATGTGGTGGTGGATCGCTTCATCCATAAGTCTCATTATGCTGGGGCTCCTTATTTCACTCGGAACAAGTTCGTCGTGGACAAGGCTCTCAGAGCTGCTAAACGGATCTGGAGTGGGGACCGCGGTTTCGATCCTTATCTCTTTGGCCGTCGCGTTCAGCCTGGGGCGTCTGGTCCAAAAACTCGCCTTGTATGGATGGCGTCGCTCAATACGAGTATTGTGGGTGCGGCGTTCTCGAAGAGAGTCCATTCGAACCTGGAGAGAAGACGTCCTTTCGCAATCGGTCTACGATCGGTTGAGAAGGGAGCTCTAGTATCTGAACTAGAGTCACGGTTCCGTTACGTCTATTCCCTTGATTGGTCAGGGTTTGACGCAAGCGCACCTGCTTTCATGTTGGATGATGTGTTCCGCGTGCTACGGACGCACCTTCTACTGGATGAGCAACAGCGCAGTGTGTGGGACAGGTACGTAAGTGATTTCATTCATTCGCGAATAATCACACCAGATGGATCAGTGTTCCAAAAACACAAGGGAATTCCAAGTGGATCCGCTTTCACTAGCATAGTGGGAAGCGTACTAAATCTACTTCTTATGAACTATGTGTTGATCAAGCTCACTGGAGCGGCACTCAAAACGGATAGGGTGTGGATTCAGGGTGATGACGTGATTTTTGCGTCAAACACCGAGTACGATCTCGGGAAACTAGCACGTTATGCGGCGGAGCTAGGGTTCACTCTTAGTGTGTCAAAAAGTCAAGTGATTGACACCTTCGCGGAGCGGAAAGGACTAAAAGACTATCCGCACTTCCTTGGTCACCGTTGGATGCATGGTTGGGCGCATCGTGACTTGTTGGAAATACTTCAAAGGGAGGTTTACCCTGAGAGGCACGCCAATAGGTCTAGCAAAGAATCTCTAATACGACTCTATTCGTATCTTACTGATGCGTGGGAAGCGTGGGAGATTTTCACTCATGTATATCCGGCCGAAGAGTCTTTTCACTCTATAACTCAGTGTCTAGATGAAATCGGTGACGAAATCACTTTCAACGAGGCGGACCTTCCGGGACAGCTGAGATATTACGCTGCTGTGCTCAGAGAAGCTGGTGAGGACCCAGTGCCGTTCAAGGGCG